GGCTTCCGTGGCGTGAACGAGTCTTATACTGCTTCAACCGGTATTCTGAATCCTATCACTGAAAGCCTCGTTATTGCTGGTGGTGACTTGGATGTTGACAAGTTTATCGTTGATACGATGGGCGCAAATCAGCGGGCAGTGCATGAGGCTATGAAAGTTCGTGCTCTGTCACTTGCATGGACTGCCAAGTTTATCAAAGGCGATTCCAGCACAGACCCGCGTGAATTTGACGGCTTGCAGACTCGTATTACCGGATCACAGAAGATCGCAGCTGGCGCAACCGCTAATGGTACAGCTCTGTCACTTGAGAAGCTGGACGAGGCTATCGACCAGACCTTGAACGCTACTCATCTGATTATGAATAAGAAGATGGCTCGCAAGTTCAGTGTCGCTGCTCGTACCACTTCCGTTGCCGGTTATGTCACCTATGACGTTGACTCTTTCGGCAAGCGCGTAATGAAGTACAACGGCCTCCCTATTCTCGTTGTAGACCTCGATAACGCAGGTACTCAGATTATCACCAACACTGAGGCTTGCACGTCCGGTACTGCTACAGGTACTTCCATTTATGTTGTTTCGCTCGGCGCAGGTATGCTGACGGGCTTGCAGAATGGCGGAATTGACGTTCGTGACCTCGGGGAATTGCAGACCTCTCCGCTGTTCCGCACCCGTGTTGAGTGGTACAACGGCATCGCAATATTCAATGGCCGCGCAGCTACTCGCGTATGGTCGATTGCAGACGCAGCTATCACCGCTTAATAATATAAACCCCTAACAGCGGGAGGCTAATTACCTCCCGCGCTTATAAGGAGCTAAAACAATGGCTAATCTCTACTCACAGTTTACTTACGATAATTCGCTGCTGGCTAAAGCGGCAGGTCTTGTCGCCGCTTCCGCCGATTCTACTATCCTCGACCTCGGTGATGGTATTTTTGACGGATTCCTCGTTATTGATATGTCCGCCTGTGAAATCGCATCCGGTGACGAAATATACACCGTATCGGTTGAAGGGTCTAACGTAGCCGCCATGACTTCCGGTTCCGTATGCCTCGGTAAAAAGGTATTCGGTAATCTGGTGGTTCCGATGGACGCTGCGCTTTCCGCCGCCGGCCGGTATGTTATTCCCTTCCGCAATGAAGAGGGCGGGACTATCTTCCGCTACGTCCGCGTATCGACTCTCGTTGCCGGTACGATTGCAACGGGGATCAACTTCTCTGCTTTCCTTGCAAAGCGTTAAACAAAAAGGGAGGCGATTAAGTTCGCCTCCCTAAACTTTTGGAGGGTTTATGGCACTGGTAACAGTTTTTGATAAAGATGGCGTGAAGTTCGAGATGGAATCAGTTGACGCTAAAGAATGTGTCAACGAAATGGGATGGACTTTTGACGATCCCGCGCAGCCTGTTACAGAAGATAAAAAGCCGATAAAGGGCAAATAACATGGCCTTGATAATTGAGGATGGCACAATAGTACCAGGCGCAGAGAGCTATATTTCCGCCGCTGACTGTACCACGTACCATACGAATAGAGGCAACACCGATTGGACAGGTACGGACGCAGTGAAAGAAGCCGCACTCCGTAAAGCCGCGTCCTATCTTGACGGCCACTATCGCAAACAGTGGAAAGGTCAGAAAGTCCAGCCGGTATCTCAATCTATGGAATGGCCGCGTGCGGGTGTAAGAGTCGTTGACGAGCCACAGCCTTATTATGAAGTCCCGCCGTCATATTATGACACGACTTACGCCGCTTATCTGGACATTACCGATATTCCACAACGGTTGAAAGATGCTCAGTGCGAGCTTGCTTTGCTTGCTCTTTCGTCATCACTTACTAATAGCGTGGATATGTCTATCAAGCGTGAAAAGATTGACGTGATAGAAACAGAGTACTTTCAAGGCATGAAGCAGGGACAGACGGCATATCCTCATATTGATAATCTGCTTAGCGACTATCTCAACACGTCCAGCACTGATTTACTGAGGGGCTGACGAGTGAATGAATCGTATGAATGTTGGGAGACATGCCCGATGACGCAATGCAACAAGTTCTTTTCATGTCCGATGCATTGGGGAGATAGCAACGAATGAACGCTGCATCTATCGCAAAAACTCTTGAAAAAAAAGGTCGGGCTATGACGCTATCCCGCACAACAGCGGGAACGTATAATCCTGTGACCGGTGGTAGTACTCCGACCACGGCTACGTATACGGTGCATGGTATCACCACAAGTTATGGTTATAATGCGTATAATGACAGTAATACCTTGATTCAAAAAGGCGATAAACAGGCGATATTCGAGGCGGGTATACTTGAGCCTATACCATCCGATACTCTCACAATTCAGGGCATTATCTGGAAGGTTATCTCAGTTGATACGATCAATCCGGCTGGAACTGATTTGCTGTATAAATGTCAAATACGAAAGTAAATGGCCGGATCATTCGCAATAGACATAGCCAAGTGGTGTCAGAAGTCAGAAGAGCATACCCGATTTGTTATTAAAAAAATAGCGTTTGAGGCTTTTATACGGGTAATTTATCGTTCTCCTGTTGATACTGGCAGATTCAGGGCTAATTGGGGCGTACAGATTGGCAGTCCGTTTAAAGGAGTAAAGGACGAATTCGATAAAACCCCTATCATGGATAGAGGCGGCAGTGCTGCAAATAACGCCGCTTCTGACGTGGATAAATGGAACGGAGACGGTAGTATATTCCTGTGTAATAATTTAGCCTATAGTATCGCTCTTGAGAACGGACACAGTAAAGGGCAAGCTCCCGGTGGTATGGTGAAACTTGCAGTTCCAGAGGTTATGAACTGGCTAAAAACAGTACGTTTAAATGCTCGCAATATAACCACTTTGCGTAATAGGGAAAACTAATGAGTGCAGCGGAAACGCCTATACGGGCGGCATTAGTCACATATTTGCAAACACTGGCATCACTCCCGCCGGTTGCGTGGGAGAATGTGCCATACACTCCCACTATCGGTACGATGTTTATCAGACCGGTGTTATTACCTGCTGAAACATTCCAAGCTGAAATTGGCACACTCGGGCAGAATGAGCATACCGGAATTTATCAAATCAGTATCTTTTCGCCTATCGGTATTGGAACATTGACAGCATACACGCTGAGAGATGCACTTATTAATCATTTTAAGCGTGGCACAACTCTTGTTTATTCAGGAGTTACAACTAAAATATTGAAGTGTTACTGTAACAGTGATATACAAGAAACAGATTGGTTACATATTCCCGTTAATATCAGATATTCAGCAAAAGCCGCCAACTAAGGCGGAAAGGAGTCATTTATGACAGTCGCCGCAGTTGGATCGGAGCGTACGCTCTCTTATGTAGCAGAATCAACTTTCGGGGTGACTCCCGGCACACCTTCAATGAAATATGTACGTGCATTGTCAGGGGCAAAGTTTGACCTTGCACGTTCTACATTCACCAGCAATGAAATCACCCCTACACGTCAGGTAAAGTTCCTCACTTACGGCAACCGGTCAGGTTCAGGCGATATTCCGTTTGAGCTGTCCTATGGCAGCTTCGATGATTTCATTGAGGCTACACTCGGCGGTACTTGGGCTACAAACGTGCTTAAAATAGGCACAACGGATCGCTCGTTTACGTTTGAAGAGGGATACCCGGATATTTCTATTTATGAGCAGTCAACAGGTGTTGTATTCACCGGAATGTCGCTATCCGTAAAGCCGAATCAGGTAGTTAATGGTTCATTCAAGGTGCTGTTTAAGGATCAAGCCGCCGCCGCTACTCTTGACGCATCACCGGACGCAGCAAATACGAATCCGGTATACGATTCTTTTACCGGTTCTATTACTGAGGGCGGGTCTACTCTTGCCACAGTAACAAGCCTTGACTTGAGTATCGACCAGACCGGTACACCTTCAAATGTACTGTTTGACGCAACAGCTCAGAGTATTACACTCGGCAAAGTAAACGTAACCGGCACAATAGCTGTACGGTTCACAAGCAATGCCCTGAAAGCGAAGTTTCTGGCCGGTACGACTACAGACCTGAGTTTTACACTTGGCAGCGGCCTTGCTCTTGGCAAGTCGATTAAATTCGATATGTCGAATGTTAAGTACACTTCTGCCTCAAATAGCACAGATGAAACTGAGTTGACGCAGACACTCAACTTCACGGCTATTTATGACGAAACTGACGCAACAAGTCTCATGGTGACAAGAATCCCGTAATAAAACAGTTACCCCGCGTTCACCCTCCTGAACGCGGGGGCTTTTTAAATTCGCAACACAGAAAGGAAACACCGACACATGGCAACGGATGAGAAAACGCCACAGGCATTTGATCTTGCCAGCATTACGCAGAC